TATAAAAAATCCTCTTTTCATTGTTATCTCATTTACATTTGAATTGAATTCATTTATATTTTTTTTTATTTGCTCTATTATTACATCTCTTTTTAATATTTGATTTATTCTTTTTTTCATATTTATATTTTCATCCATTTACATATATAAACTACTTTCTTTTATGTATATTTACTTATTTACATATTAAATACTTTTCTACATTTATTGCAACCATAAATATTTATTAATTTTTTTAAATATTCCGCATAATTCATTTTTATTTTTTTATATGTTATTTTCTTTTTCATTAAGTTTTCAAAGTCCATCTTTTTTATATACAATAATAAAAAATAACTCAAATCATTTCTTAGCATTTTACGTATATAACTATCTAATCTTATTCTATTTTCTATAACTTTAAATATATTGTCATAATTGCTTTTGTAAAATTTTTTGTTTAAAAAATATAATTTTATTTTTTTTTCATCTTTTATATAATCTTCCACTTTCATAATTATTTCACTTGGTAAATTTATTAATAATAAATCCATACTATTAATAATTCAAAATATTATTTATTATTAAAAACATTATTATAGTTAAATATCTTCGCATAAACTTTCATTTCCTCTTACACCATCCCACGAAACACCACAATCATCTGCCCATTTTTTTTTATTACAATTCCCTTGAACACCCTCAAAATCTCTATGAGATGGATCAAATACATCACAACTACTATCATTCACAATTTGTCCTCCATTATCATCTGTAGTAATAGTCTTCCCTTGAGTAGATGTTGGAACTGCATTAGGAGGGAATATATTTGGGTAATTTGGTCTACATTTATTATCACTATTATTATACACATATTCATCTGGACATTTTGAAATAAACGGTGGCCACTGAGATTTAATATCCCCCTTTGATAATAAAACAGCTACTGAAGTTAAACCTATAATTAATGCTATTATTGCTACTAATAATATTGCAAATTTAAATTCTGTCATATATTAATTAATTATATTTTTTTCTAAAAGTAATTTTTTTATATTTATAACATATATATGTCAAATAATAACGGTAGAGTAAATTTAAACATTCCAGAATCCGAAAATATATTTAAATTATATGATAAAATGCCTGTTAAAGTTAATAGTTTTTATGAAGCGATGAATGGAAATTTATATAATACAAAATTATCTAATGCATATTTCTCAAAAGAAAATATGCAAATTATTCAAAATGCTTTAAGAAAAGGAGTTTACGAAAAATCAAATAATGCATTTATTATTGCTGAACAAGATTACGAAGCTTTATCAATTATTATGAGAAGCATTTTCTTACAACATTCAAAAAATTTACCAGAAAATATTACAGAACAAATTCAAGAATTAAATAATAAAGTCCTTGAATATGCTATACCTCAAGTATTTGGAGAATTACAAGGATATATGAAATATAAAAAAGATGTTTCAACACTAGTTACACCTCTTGAAAATCCAATTAATGATAAACCTTTTCATAAACATCTAGAGTTTAAATCTAGATTTTAAGATGAGGAATCTTACGTGTCATATTTATATTTTTTTTTGCTTTTTTAGCAAGTTTTAAAGCTTTACTTGATTTTTTACAACCTTCTTCCAAAATACTATAATCTACAACACTTGATTTACCACCTGTAATTGCACTTGCTAATCTAGCAACACCCCATGAATGAGCAGTTTGATTTGGTCGTGAACCAGAAGAATAATATGCTCCTTGACCTTTTTTAATAATTTTCTCTAAAGATTTCAAATTACATTTTGTCTTTTTTTGTAATTCTTTGTTTAATCTTAATTTATTAATTTTATATATTTTTTTTACATTTAATAAATGCTTAGATGGTTTAGATTTATAAGAAGAAACTTTTTTTCTTGTTATGTATTTCCCCTTTTTATACAATTTTCTTGTTTTAATAATTTGTTTTTTTTGCTTTAAAAAATCTTTTCTTTTTAAACTTTTTGGAACATATTTAACTGGTATATTTGTACTCTTAGTCATTTATATAAAAACCTGTTATTTTTTTTTTTCATTATCTTTATTCTTTTTTCTTTCTTTTATATATTTTTCATATTCAGTTTCTAATGCATTTAGTTCACCTAACCACATTTCTTGAATTGTCATCTTTTTTACTTTTTGCAATTCATTATTTTTATTATTATAATCTTCCATTAACTTTTTAACATTTTCTTCATTTACACTATCCATAGGCATTTTTAATAAATATTTAAAATCATTATCTTCATCTACTATATCATATTCTTTCTTTAATAAAATATTACAAATTTTTTCTTTTGTTTTCTTTCTCAAGTCTAATTCATCATTCAATATTTCACTAATATATCTTTTTTTATTATATAAAATTAGTAATTCTTTTTCTAATTGTTTTACTATATACTTTTTTCTTATATCATACATTTCTAATCTTTTAATGTAATAATCATTTATGATTTCATTTACAGTGTTGTATTTTTTTAACTTTTCATTTGCATCAAATAAATGCATATTTGTCGTAGATACAGAAGTTGTTAATTTCAGCAACTTTTCTAAATTTTCCTTATTTTTCAATAATTTGGGTAGAATATTTTTATTAAATTTTATCTTTATATTTACATTTGTAGATTTACTCATATCATCATACTGTTTAATATATGATGTTGTCTTTTTTCCATTTTTATCATTTGATTCCATCAATGTTTCTAAATAACATTTATAATCATCCGTCCAAATCCCAATAGGCAATTCTTTTATTGTTAATGTATTTTCATCTATTATTTCATATATACCTTTTATTACAAATTTGTTATCTTCATATTGTTCAATAACACCTTCAAAATCTTCATAATATGGAATAAATTTCACGTGTTCGGTTGGTTTATTATTTAACTTTGATTTTAAATAATTTATAATATCTTTTACATTATAAGGTAATATTTCAGTACTAAAACCAGTGCCTATTCCTTTTGAACCATTCACTAATATCATAGGAACAATTGGTGCATAATATATTGGTTCTACTTGAAATCCATCATCATTTAAATATGATAATATATTGTCATCTTCCTTTATAAAAATATTCCTTGTTATATTATTTAATTGTGTAAATATGTATCTTTCTGATGCACTATCTTTTCCTCCTTGTAAACGTGTACCAAATTGACCATTTGGTTTAAATAAATTTATATTATTTGAACCTACATAGTTTTGAGCCATACCAACTATAGCTGAATTTAAACTTGCTTCACCATGATGATAACCTGAATGCTCTGAAACATATCCAGAAAACTGTGCTACTTTTATTTCACTTACTAAATTTTTCTTAAACGAACCATACAATATTTTTCGCAAACTTATTTTTAATCCATCCATTATATTTGGAATAGAACGATCACAATCATATTTTGAAAAGTGTATCATTTCTCTATCTATAAATTCATCGTAAGATACTGAATTACTATTTGTATCTAAATATGAATTTCTATCATATGACGCTAACCATTCCTTTCTATCATCTGAACGTTTTTTATTAAACACTTTATCTATAGCATTTTCACTTACTTCACCATTATGATTAAAATATACTATTTTTCTATTTTCAAAATACTCTTTAAATTCACTACTTGTACTTGTACCTAAACCCTTGTAATATTTTATTTTCCATCCACTCGTATCATTATTCTTTTTCCATAATTCATATTCACCATCATTATAAAACAATAGTGTTTCTCTATTTTTTTTCGCTTTTATTATAGGGGTATTCATAAAACCTATAAATCCATCTATTTTTGACAATGATGACCATAACGATTCAAACATATTTATACCTAATCCTTTAATATGACTTCCATCTAAATCTTGATCTGTCATAAATAATATTTTTCCATAACGTAAATTTTTCTTTATTGAATCTTCATTATATGATTTACCACTTTCTAAACCTAATATTTTTTTTATCTCAATTATTTCCTTATTCTCTAAAATCTTTTTATTTGGTTCTCCTCTTACATTTAATAACTTACCCTTCATTGGATAAACACCAATTATATTTCTATCACTAGTTGATAATCCAGATACAATACCCGCCTTTGCTGAATCACCCTCGCAAAATATTATTATGCATTTTGATGACTTATCTGTACCTGCCCAATTTGCATCTATTAATTTTGGAATACCCTTTATATTTCTTGATTTAGAACCATCATTTTTTTTTGCTTGTTTATTTTCTTTAATTTCACTAATTGCACATGCTGCATCAACTACTCCTATTTTTGCAAGTTTTTCAATAAATTTATCACTAACTGTACAAGAAGAACCAAATTTACTTGAAGGTGTATTCATATAATCTTTTGTTTGACTATCAAAAGCTGGATTTTCTATATTACAACGTACAAATAATATTAATTGTTCTTTTATTATATTTGCATTTACTGTTATTTTTTTCTTTCTTTCTATATAGCTTATCATTTTTCTTGTTATTTGATTTAATATATAATCTACATGTTTTCCACCTTTACTTGTATAAATACCATTTACAAATGATACTTGCTGAAATTCATTTGATGGAGTTAATGAAACTATATATTCCCAATGTGTGCCATTTTCTTCATGTATTTTCTTAAAACTATCATCTAAATAAATATTTACATATTGTTGTAAATTTTTTACTGGAATTATATTTGAATTATATTTTACTTTTACATTTTTATCTGTTATTGCTGCTATATCATATATTCTTTTTATCATTAATGCTTTCATATCATCTGTTAAAGTATTTATTCCCAATCTTTCATAATCTGGTTTAAATCTTATTTTTGTATATGGTTTTGTTGTACATTTTTTTATAGATGGTTTACAAATTGTATCCAAATTATTTTCAAATTTTTGACTATACTTTAATTTTCTTACATGGTCCACTGTTTCAATATATCCTTCTTTTGACCATATTAATACTAACTTAAAACCAAAACCATTTTTCCCACCTACTATTTTTTTTTCATCTTTATTATAATTTGTTGAAGTACGTAAATGACCAAATATCATTTCTGGAATCCATAAATCATATTCTGGATGTTTAGCTATATCTATACCATTTCCGTCGTTTATCATTTCTATAGTTCCGTCATCTTCAATTGATACATTTATATAAGATACTTCATTTACATTTTCATTATTTTCTTCTTTTTTTTGTTTCATTCTTACTACATGATCTCTACAATTCACTATTCCCTCATCAAATAATTTATATAAACCTGGTATATATTCAATCGTTTTGTTTATTATTTTATTATCTTCATAAATCCACGTGTTGTTTTCTACATTTTCAACCGAACCTATATAAGTATCAGGGTTGTCAAGAATATGTTGTTTGTCAGTTTTTTTTTGATATTGTTTAGCCAAATCCATTATTTTATTATATTAATATCTATTTATCTATTTTTCAATTTTATTATTTATTATATTTATGAGTCCTCGTTTTGAAAACGGTAAATTACTTTTTACTTATACCCCTGTTAAAATTGAGAAAAATAATTTATTAAATCCTAATTCTCATAATGTTTCCACAAAACAAAGAATTGCAAAAACATTAATGAATCAATCTAGATATTTACCAAAATTTCATATTTTTAATAATAAATTAAATAATTTAGGATTTTACGAAGGTGGACCATATGGTTCAGGAATGGCACCCAAAAATTAAAAAAAAAATATTCATATAATACATATGAAAAAACCAATGAAACAACAAGATGGTATGTACCATATTAAAGGAAAACAATTTCCTGTTTTAATGGGTACTCGTGCTCAAGTTCACCACGGAACTGCATACAAAACACCAGGTGGTTTAACTAAAGATAAATTAGTTATGAATAAACACGGACGTATTGTCTCTAAAGCAAAACACATTACAGCAAAAAAAGAAAAACGTTTAGAAAAAGCTGGTTATTTTACCAAAAAAGGTAAATTTGGATTTGTTAAAAAAGATGTAAAAAAATCCAGAAAAAACAAAAAAACCAAGAAATAAATTAAAATTGAAATATATTAAACATTTTATGATTAATATATTTAGCTATGAATAATTCTCAAGTTGTTGAAAATATTTGCAATAATGTTGTTGAAGGTTTAGGTAAAAGTGTTGTTAATTATTTTAAATCTATTGTTAATGATTCTATACATGAAGAATTAAAAGATTTAACTAGTAAATTAAATCAATTAGAAATGATTAAAAAACAAATTTCTACCATCAATAAAAAGGTTTTAGATATTTCTAGTGAATTAGAAAATCTTAGTAATGAAAATATATCATTAAAAATAGAAGAAAAAGACCAAGACTATGACCAAGACCAAGACAAAGAACAAAAAAAAAATAAAATTATTTCCTTTAATGATATTAATAATATGCTATCAAAAGAATTAAGTGAAGATGAAATTAATTCATTAACACCATTCTATCGTGATTTATATTTAAAAAATAAAAAAGAAAAAGAACAAAATACTACTATTGAATTATATATAATTACTGGACTTACTGGAAATGATAGACATGGATTATGTATTAGATTTGAAAAAGAATTTGAAAATGAAAAAGAAGCTATTGATTATTATAATGAAATTGAATTAATAGAAGAATGGGAAAGTAAAACAAAGGATGGTGTTCAAGGTAAACAACTTCGTAAAACTAAAGCAATAAAAAATGATGATTCATATGATTATGATAATGATGATAGTTCAATATATTTAGAAAAATATATATCATTTGATAAAGATGATGAAGAAGAAGAAATAAAGTATACTCAAGATATAGCTGGTCTATATGGAATTAAAACAGCATCCGAAACATTAATAGAGTGCAAAGAAGAAGAGGAAGAAGTAGAACAAGATGAAGAAGAGGAAGAAGAAGAGGAAGAAGAAGAAGAAGAAGAGGAAGAAGAAAGTGATAACAATACTATTACTATATACACTGATGGTTCATGTAAAAATAATCCGGGTGATGGTGGTTGGGGTGCATTAATTATTAATAATAATAGTGAAGAACGTATTTGTGGAGGAATGAAAAATACTACTAATAATAGAATGGAATTATTAGCATCAATTAAAGCATTAGAACATATTGAAAATCCTAGTAATATTAATATTTATACTGACTCAAAATATCTAAAAGATGGAATTACAAAATGGATAACTACATGGAAACTAAATAATTGGAAAACTTCCAATAAAAAAGATGTAAAAAATGTAGATTATTGGAAACAATTAGATAACTTAACAAATAAACATACTATTACTTGGAGTTGGGTTAAAGCACATGAAAATAATGAAAATAATAATATTGCTGATTTATTAGCAAACCAAGGTGTAAAAAAACTATATGAAGATGAGGAACTAGAGGAAGAAGAGGAAGAAGAAGAGGAAGAAGTAGAACAAGAAGAAGAACAAGAAGAACAAGAAGAGGAAGAAGAAGAGGAAGAAGTAGAACAAGAAGAAGAACAAGAAGAAGAGGAAGAAGAAGAACAAGAAGAAGAGGAAGAAGAACAAGAAGAGGAAGAGGAAGAAGTAGAACAAGACGATGAAGAAGAGGAAGAAGAAGAGGAAGAAGTTGAACAAGACGAGGAAGAAGAGGAAGAAGAACAAGAAGAGGAAGAGGAAGAAGTAGAACAAGACGATGAAGAAGAGGAAGAAGAACAAGAAGAGGAAGAGGAAGAAGAAGAGGAAGAGGAAGAAGAACAAGAAGAGGAAGAGGAAGAAGAAGAACAAGAAGAGGAAGAAGAACATGAAGAAGAAGAACAAGAAGAAGATGAAGAAGTAGAACAAGATGAAGAGGAAGAAGAAGAACAAGAAGAAGATGAAGAAGTAGAACAAGATGAAGAGGAAGAAGAAGAACAAGAAGAAGATGAAGAAGAAGAGGAAGAAGAAGATGAAGAAGAAGAACAAGAAGAGGAAGAAGATGAAGAAGAAGAACAAGAAGAAGATGAAGAAGAAGAACAAGAAGAGGAAGAAGATGAGGAAGAAGAATTAGAAGTATTTGAACATATTATTAAAGGTAAAACCTACTTCATAACATCTGAAAAAGATGGAGAAATATATGATTGCGATGAAAATGGTGATATTGGTGATGAAGTTGGTAAATTTACAGGAAATATTAAAGATAAAAAAGTAAAATATACATTCTACAAAAAATAAATAATATTTATTGTGAAATCTTAATTATCAAATTTTAATTATAATTTTTTATTGATAGAATATTTATAAAATTGATTTAGAATAATGTTATAAATATTTCATAAAAATGAACTTTACTGAAAACAATAATTCATCACAAATAAAAATACAAAAAATTATTAATGAAGATTGTATCAAAGAAATGAAAAAAATGAAAGATGAAAGTGCTGATATTATTATTTGCGACCCTCCATATAATATTGGTAAAAATTTTGGTAATTCTAGTGATAAGCAAGAAATGGATAAATATTTAATTTGGTGCGACGAATGGATAAATGAATGCATTAGAATATTAAAACCAAAAGGAACTTTATATATTTATGGATTCAGTGAAATATTAGCATTTATAAGAGTTAGAATTAATATTAATGTAAGATGGATTATATGGCATTATACTAATAAAGTATCACCATCATATAACTTTTGGCAAAGAACTCATGAAAGTATATTATGCTGTAGTAAAGAAAAACCTCATTTTAATAGAGATGATGTACGTGAACCATATACTGAATCATTTTTAAAAAATGCAGCAGGAAAAGTTAGAAAATCAACAAAAGGGAGATTTAGTAATGGAAACCAAGAAACTACATATAAAGCACATGCAAATGGTGCATTACCTAGAGATGTTATTAAAGTATCTGCTCTAGCAGGTGGTGCTGGAAAAAAAGAAAGAGTTAATCATCCTACACAAAAACCATTAGCGTTATGTGAAAAATTAATAAAAGCATCAAAAAATGGTGATGATACTTTACTAGTAGTACCTTTTGCTGGTTCAGGAAGTGAATGTGTTGCAGCAAAAATAGAAAATATTAACTTTATTGGATTTGAAATAAATAAAGAATATGTTTCTTTATGCAATGAACGCCTAAGTATTATTTAAAATATTAAATATTTCTGAATAAGTCTTTTTTTTTTTTGAATTATCTACAATAACATCAGCAATTATATATTTTTTTATACTCTCAAAATTAAAATTAAACCATAACTGTGAAGACATTGAAAATACAATTGAAGAATTATCTGTTTCCCAACCTACCTGATTATCTTTATTCTTCCCAAATTTGCCAATTTTTGGACGAATATTACTTAATTTTATTTCAAATACTTTCGTATTTTTTGGTATTAATAACCAATAATAATGTATACTATTGTTCTCTAATTCTTCACGTGCAAGAATAGAATAATATTCATAAGAACTATCTCTTTTTTTTATTTCATTTACAATATCTTCTGGATTACCTGGATTTTTATCTGAACATATTGTTGTAAGTCTATATGAAGATATTGATATTTTACCTTTTTCAATTTTTGAACTTTTAATAGAAATTCCATACTTATCAAATTGCATATCTTTACCAGATTTGTGATTACCTTTTGCTTCATCACTTACATTGCAAAATGTTGATACTATATTTTTATTTATTTCTTCCCATAATGCTTCTTTTACAGGAGCTTCACATATAAGATGATAACCATTAAATTCATTACTAAATACTTTACTTACATTATTTTTTTTTAACTTTAAATATATATTATTTTTTCGTGAAAGCCAACCTCTTATCATAG